CGGCGGCGCCGCGCTCACCCCCCAATACGGCGCCGAGGCAGCCATCGGCGGCGCCAAGCTGGCCGACCAATGGGCCGACGCCGTCCTGGGCGGCATGGCCCACGGCGTGGAATCAAAAATCGCCGCTATCCAGCGGCAAACTACGGACCGTACCGACCGGCTAGGGCTCGCCACCGACGCCCAAAAACTCCTCCTCGATACCAGGCGGCAGCAACTAGAGCTCGCAGGTGCAGCGAAAGCCGAGGCGCTGAAGGCCCAAGTGGACTACGCGAACCTACAAAAGCAGCTGGCTGAGGCCACCACCAAGGCGGAGATCGACGCCCTCACCGAGGCCGCCCGCGTGGCGGCCACCAAGCGCGATGCCATGCTGGTACTGGCGGCACGCCAAGCCCAGGCTGCTGAATCCCAGCTGGCGCATACCCGCGCGCTGGTGGAGGCTGCCCGCTCCGGCGCCACCCAAGCCGGAGTGAAAACCATCGACATTAGTGTGCGCATCCCCGACGGCGTGAACACCTTTACACGTGCTGGCGTTGCGCGCATCACAACCGAGGCAGTGAAGGCCGCCACCGGCGCCGACTATGTGAACGCCCGAATCTAGTTAGAAAGGGGATTGCCCGTGTATGAGATGACCTACGTGTCGCCTGACGGTAAGTCCTTCGCTCTCACCGGTGGCCAGATCGAAGTTGCCGAGGGCGGCGTCGACAAACTCGTCGGTAGCGTCAAGGAGCGTGCTTACGTTGCGGTGGGCATGCCGGGGCAACTACTCGAATCGCACGTTATCGAGCCGATCCGCGGGGCGCTTACCCTGGTGATAGATTCCACCCCCACCAAGCCCGCGGAGGTGTTGGCCTTCGAGCTGCGCAGGGCGTTCTCTCATTACCGGTTAGGGCAGCTAGCGGTCGCCACGCCCCGCGGCGTAGCTAGGCTCCGATGCCGGCTAGACGGCACCATCACCGACCCCGCCGAGGTGTACAGCCGCTCCAGCGGCCTAGAGCTGCGCATCCCCCTAGTCGCTGATGAAGGCGTTTGGAAGGTCGGACCATATACCAGCATCGGCAAGGCCAGTGTTTCAAACTTCGGTGACACCACCACCTACCTGGAAATCACCTGGCAAGGTGGTGGCGGCCCCATCACCCTCCCCTCTGGAGCTACCCTAACCCTGCCCACCACCTCCGAACGCCGACGTCTGCTCCTCAACCCCACCGACTCCTGCGCCATCATCGACGATGCCGGCGGCGTTGACCACGCCCTATGGCAACAAATCCCCTACCTGCCTGAGGGAGTGCCAGCAGGCGGGCAGCGCACATACCAGCTACCCGCAGGCGCGACAGCCACCTGGCACGTTTCCACCATCGACCCCTGGAAGTGACACATGATCGACTGGACAGCCCACCGTAAACACCGTGAGCAGATCATTGCCGACACCGGCCAGTGGGTGGGGCTACTCGATGCTGACGGCAACCCCCTCATGGACCTGCCACCCGTGGTATCCATGGTGGCGCCCGAAACCCGCAACGACCCAGGCTCCCTAGAACTCGCAGTCCTGTGCCGCAGCAGCCGCGGCATCATCCACCCCGTCGTCACCGAGCTTGTCGCCGAACAACTCGGCGTGCTCAACCCCGAAGGCAAACTCGTCCCTGTCTCCGACCGGACCCGCTTCGTGGCCATAGAACGCGCCGGGGTGCCGCGCCGGGTGTACTGGGTGACCCATACTGTGGCCAGGGGTGACGCCGACGCCCCTGCCACCCTCACAATCCACGGCGTGGGGCTAACGAAGCTGCTATCGCGGTTCCCCGCGATGTCTGCCCCGACCACGTGGCAACAGTCGTTTAGGAGGTTTGAGCGCGACTGGGTAGGCCCAGAGAACACCAAGGTCGCGTTCTCGCGGCCCCGGGAGCTAGCGGGGATGAAAATGGTGACTGTCGCTGACGGCGCCACCCTCGACGGCCCCGCCGAGGCCACCATCCGGCGGCTGATTGCCGAGTCGTTAGATGCGGCGTTCCGGGTTGCTGGGATCACCAAGGATTTACCGATCCAAGTAGCGACTACCCTGACGGGGCGTCCCTCCCCGCGTATCCTGCTGCGCCCCACGGATGGGCCGTTGCTAGAGGAGATCGCCCAACCAGCTGCCGCGGCAGGCGTTATCATCACCGCCCGAATGTGGTGGCCAGGCGACCTGCCAATCGTCGGCCTGACACTGGCGCTGCCCACCGTAGTTGTAATGGTTGAACAAGCAAAGGAGGTGCCGTGATGAGGCCCACGCTTATTGCCGATGGCGGTGAGATGACCGTCGGTCGCCGCACCTCCACCTACGTGTACGGGGTGTTTCAAGTGGACATCCCCGAGGGCAGAGAACAAGCCCAACAAGACGAGCGTCTGCAAGAAGGGTACATTTACCGCCCAGATCAGCGCCCCACGGGGCGGTTCGATATCGGCTTTGTTCGAGCTGATGCCCGCATCGATCTCAACACCCAACAATCCAACTTGGAGTCCATTGTCGACGCCGCTCAAAACCGGGTTGAAGGCGCAGTGTTTTTCGAGCGTGACATTATGGGGTGTGGCCTAGGAAAATTCCGCCCAGGTGTCGACTTCGACACCGCCAGCCTCGTCGACGTGCTGATCTGGGGGAAAACCCTCACCCTGCCGGTAACCGCTATAGACATGACAAGCGGTGACGCCGCAGCAGTGGGCTGGCGGGTGCACGTCGGCGGCCAAATGATCGCCGATGCTGATAGCCTCCGATCCCACAACGACGCCATCCTCGGCCAAATAGAACAGGAACGCCGCCGCCGACTAGCCACAACCAAAACCGCCGAAACCGCGGCAACCACCGCCAACAGCGCCACCTCAGCCGCAGCCACCGCCAACAGTAAAGCCGCCTCAGCAGCTGCTGCCGCCGACGACGCCGACAAGAAAGCGAAGGAAGCCGATGCCGCCGCACGCATCGCTGACCAAAAAGCCAAAGAAGCGGACCAAGCCGCCCGCGCCGCCGACAGGAAAGCAATTGAAGCTTTGCAAACCACAGTGCAAGGCATGCCCCGCATCCTGCACATCGACACCGGCGGCGCCAACATCTTCACCGGCTCATCCGGCAGGATCAACAACGGCGAAGCATGGGGCGCCCTCAAGTGGTTCAGCGCCGGGCTGCAAGTTCGATCTGGCGCCAGATTCGAGGCCAAAGGCGACTGGACCGGCTCG